TTCGGCAACATGCATTGCATGAACGCCGACCTGTCCGACCTCCTCCGCTTGCTGCAAAACCTGATCCGCCTGGGCACCATCGCCGAGGTCAAAGGGGCCAAGGCGCGCGTGCGGCTGGGGCCAACCCTCACCACGGAATGGCTGAACTGGGCAACCCGGCGCGCCGGCAGCACCCGCACCTGGTCGGCGCCCACCGTGGGCGAACAAGTCATCGTCTTTTCCCCTGGCGGCGACCTGACGCGCGGCATCATCCTGCCGGCGCTGTACTCGCAGGAATTTGACGCGCCAGAAACCAGCGACACTATCCACACCACGCATTACCCCGACGGCGCCGTGGTGCAGTACGACCACGCCGCCCACGCGCTGACGGCCACCCTACCCGGCGGCACCGCCACCATCACCGCCGACAAAGTGACATCGAACGCACCGAGCACCATCTGCACGGGCGACCTGACCGTCATGAAAAACCTGATCGTCAAGCAATCGACCACCGTGGAAGGCACCACCACGCTGAACGGCGGCGTGAACGCCAAGGCCGGCGCCGCTGGCGGCGTGGCCATGGCCGTGCAAGGCACGATCAAAGCCAGCGAGGACGTGCTGGCCGGTGCCATCAGCCTGGCCAAGCATGCGCACGGCGGCGTCAAGGCCGGCGGCGACCAGTCGGGCGGGCCGCAATCATGATGGGCATGCACGCCGCCACCGGGCGCAGCCTGACCGGCCTGGACCACCTGCGCCAGTCGGTCACCGACATTCTCACCACACCCATCGGCTCGCGCATCCGGCGCCGCCGCTATGGCTCCGAAGTGCCCGAGCTGATCGACCAGCCCCTGAACAGCGCCACGCAATTGCGCATCTATGCGGCCACCGCCTTTGCATTGCGCCGCTGGGAGCCGCGTTTGCAGCTGGCCAGCGTACAGCTCACGCGCGACACGGACGGCGCCATCGCCCTGCTGCTCGATGGCACGGCGAATGGCCAGGGCATCACCCTGTCCGTACCCGTCAAGCAAGGGGGCGCCATATGAGCACGCCCATCGACCTGACACAGTTGCCGGCGCCCAGCGTGGTCGAGGTGCTGGACTTCGAAGCCATCCTCGCCAGCCGTAAAGCCCACCTGGTCAGCCTGCTGCCGGAAGCCGAGCGCCAAGCCGTCACGGCCCTGTTGGAGCTGGAGTCGGAGCCGGCCACCAAGCTGCTGGAAGAGAACGCATATCAGGAAACCATCCTGCGCAACCGCGTCAACGAGGCGGGCAAGGCCGTCATGCTGGCATTTTCCCTCGATGGCGACCTGGACCAGCTGGGCGCCAACGTCAACGTGGCACGCCTGACCATCACGCCGGCCAATCCCAACGCCCTGCCGCCCGTGGCCGCCGTCATGGAAGACAACGACGCCTACCGCCTGCGCATCCAGGAAGCGCCGGACGGCCTGTCCGTGGCCGGCCCGAAAGCCTCCTACGAATTCCACGCCCGTAGCAGCGACGGCCGCGTCAAGGACGCAAGCGCCACCAGCCCCGCACCGGCGCACGTCATCGTCACGGTGCTGGCCAACAACGCCAGCGGCATCGCCGACGCCGCGCTGCTGGCCATCGTGGCGCGCGCGCTCAACGCCGAGGAAGTGCGCCCCCTGGGCGACCGCTTGAGCGTGCAAGCCGCCCAGGTCATCGACTACCAGATCGAGGCCACCTTGTTTATCGGCGTCGGCCCGGAAGTGCCGATTTTGCTGGACGCCGCGCGCGCCAACGCCGTGCGCGTGTCGCAGCCGCGCCGCCCCCTGGGCCACAGCATCTACCGTTCCGCCTGCAGCGCCGCCGTGCACGTCGAAGGCGTGCGCAAGGTCGTGCTCACCAGCCCGGCGGCGGACATCGAACTGAACGCCACCCAGGCCGCGCGCTGCACGGCCATCAAACTGAATGTGGTGGTGCTCGATGAATAAGACCGTGCCGACATTGCCGCCCAACACCACGGCGCTGGAACGCGCCATTGCCGTGGCCTGCGCCGAGCTGGTCAACGTGCCCGTGCCGCTGCGCGACCTGTGGAGCGCCGACCGCTGCCCGGTCACCCTGCTGCCGTTTCTGGCCTGGGCCTGTTCCGTCGACCGCTGGGACGACGCCTGGCCCGAGTCGACCAAGCGCGGCGCCATCAAGGCGTCCTATTTCATCCACAAGCACAAGGGCACGATTGCCGCCGTGCGCCGCGTGGTGGAGTCCCTGGGCTATCTGATCCGCATTACCGAATGGTGGCAAACCACACCACCGGGCGTGCCAGGCACTTTCCGCCTCGATGTCGGCGTGCTCGATACCGGCATCACGGACGCCATGTTTCAGGAAATGGAACGCCTGATTGCCGACGCCAAGCCCGTCAGCCGCCACATGACAGGTCTGGCCATTTATCTAGAAAGTCGCGGCACCGTCTACGCAGGCGCTTGCGCGTACCACGGCGACGCCATGACCGTGTATCCCTGGATCCCGGAAACCATCGAAGTGCGCGGCACGCTGTTGCAGGCCGGCGCATCCCATACCATCGACACCCTCACCATCTATCCATGAGCACATACTTTGCCATCCTGACCGAAGTGGGCGAGGCCAAGCTGGCCAACGCCATCGCCCTGGGCCAAACCCTGAAACTGAAAAGCCTGGCCGTGGGCGACGGCAACGGCACGCTGCCCATGCCCGAGCGCAAGCAAAAGGCGCTGGTGCGCGAAGTGCGCCGCGCGGGCCTGAACCAGCTCACGGTCGACCCGGCCAACACCAGCCAGATCATCGTCGAGCAAGTCTTGCCCGAGGACGTGGGCGGCTGGTGGATTCGTGAAATCGGTATTTACGACGAAGCCGGCGACCTGTGCGCGGTGGCCAACTGTCCGCCCAGCTACAAGCCACTGATGACGGAAGGCAGCGGGCGCACGCAAGTGGTGCGCATCGTGCTGATCGTCGCCAGCACGGCCGCCATCGAGCTGAAAATCGACCCGTCCGTCATTCTGGCCACGCGCAAGTATGTCGATGACCAGAACATTACCGTGCGCGCCTACAGCGACGCGCAACTGGCCAAGCACCTGGCCGCTGCCGACCCGCACCCGCTGCTGGCGAAGGTCGCCTATGTCGATCAGCAGGACGCCAGCGCGCGCACCTATGGCGACCAGCAACTGGCCAAGCACCAGGCTGCTGCCGATCCGCACCCGCTGCTGGCGAAAGTCGCCTATGTCGATCAGCAGGACGCCAGCGCACGCGCCTATGGCGATCAGCAACTGGCCAAGCACCAGGCTGCCGCCGACCCGCACCCGCTGCTGGCCAAGGTCGCCTATGTCGATCAGCAGGACGCAAGCGCACGCACCTATGGCGATCAGCAACTGGCCAAGCATCTGGCCGCCGCTGACCCGCATCCGCAATACAGCATGAAGGAAGTGGCGACACTGCCGAAGTTCGACGCGTCGAGCAAGCTGGCCAACACCGATTTTGTCCAGCGCGCGCGCGGTGGCATGGTGGGGTTCGCTCGTGTGGATGCCGACCGTGCGCTTACCGCGGATGACGCCGGTTCTGTTCTCCTGCTTGGTATTGCCGCAACAACGCTCACCATTCCAACGCCGCAAGCCCTGAATATCCCTCACACCGCCGGGGCGTGCGTTCACCTGCATTGCACCGGCCCGTATAACGCGCAATTGGTGGCCGGTGTCGGAACGTCGCTCGTGGCCCCGGACGCCACGGCAAGCATCATCCTCAAAAAAGGGCAGTCGCTCACCTTGATGGCGACCACCAATCAGATTTGGCGAGTCATCGACTCGACCGCCGAGCTGTGGCGCAATGCGGACTTTGCATCCCGGCTGCTGCCTGACGGCGATCTAAAACTGCCGGGCGACTTCATCATGCAATGGGGCTCCGTGACGGCAGGGCCGGCCGGCACGCGCGTGCCTTTCAAGTTTGCCTTTCCGCAGCAGTGCCTGCGCGTCTTCCTCACCGTATCGAACGGCAACTATCCGGGCTATGTCAGCTCGGACTCTCCCACCATTACCGGGTTTAACGCCTATGCCGCCGCAGATGCCTCGGCCAACTTCCTCGCCATCGGAAAATAACATGACAACGCTCTACTCCAACAAGGCCCGTGGTTTCTTTCCGTCCGACATGCAAGCCGCGTATGAAGCGGCTGGCACCTGGCCGGCCGATGGCGTCGAGGTCACGCCCGAGGATGAAGCCATGCTGCGCGCGGCGATTACCGCCGGCGCGACCATCCGTAAAAAATCCGGCGGCAAGTGGGACATCACCGCACCCCCGCCTTTGCCCTTTGCCGTGCTGGCGGCACCCTACTTGGCCGGCGTGCGCCAGACGCGCGACGCCATCTTGAACCGCCTGGCCGGCATCGGCTTTGCCGCCATGGCCGACGGCGACGCCGGCACCGTGCAAGCCATCGCGGCGGCGCGCGCTTGGCTGCTCGACATCACCACCTGCCCGACGGTTGCCGCCGCGCAGGACATCGAGGCGCTGCAAGCGGCCGTCGACGCCGAATACGCGCGCATCGCCGCCACCCTGTCCGGCGAGGCGCGGCGCGCCTTCGATGCTACCGCCGGCATGGCATCCACCCAGTAACGCCCCATTCACCACTCACCAGGAGAGCCCTATGGCCACCGACTACCACCATGGCGTGCGCGTCATTGAAATCAACGAGGGATCGCGCCCCATCCGCACCGTCTCCACCGCCGTTCTGGGCCTGATCGCCACGGCCGACGATGCCGACGCGGCCGCCTTCCCGCTGAATAAACCCGTGCTCGTCACCAACGTGCTGGCCGCCATGGGCAAGGCCGGCAAGTCGGGCACCTTGTACCGCGCACTGAAAGCGATTGCCGCCCAGACCAAACCCCTGACCGTCGTGGTGCGCGTGGCCGAAGGCGAGACGGAAGCGGAAACTACCAGCAACGCCGTGGGCGGCGTGTCGCCGGACGGCCAGTACCTGGGCGCCCAGGCGCTGCTGGCCGCGCAAAGCAAACTGGGCGTAAAGCCGCGCATCCTGGGCGCGCCGGGCCTGGACACCCAGGCAGTCACCAATGCCCTGGCCAGCGTGGCGCAGCGCCTGCGCGCCTTTGCCTATGCGTCGGCCTACGGCTGCGCCACCGCCACGGAAGCCATCACCTACCGCGGCCAGTTCGGCCAGCGCGAGCTGATGCTCATCTGGCCGGATTTTGTCAACTGGGATACCGCCACCGACGCAGAAGCCAGTATCTCGGCCGTGGCCTACGCCATGGGCCTGCGCGCCAAGATTGACGAGGAAACGGGCTGGCACAAGACGCTGTCGAACGTGGTCGTGAATGGCCCGACCGGCATCACCAAGGACGTGTTTTTCGACCTGCAAGACCCGGCCACCGATGCCGGCATGCTCAACGCCAAGGAAGTGACCACCCTGATCAACATGGGCGGTTACCGCTTCTGGGGTTCGCGCACCTGCGAGGCGCCGGGCGGCTTCTTCTATTTCGAAAGCTACACGCGCACGGCCCAGGTGCTGGCCGACACCATCGCCGAGGCGCACTTCGCCTATGTAGATGTGCCCTTGCACCCGTCCCTGGTTCGCGACCTGCTGGAAAGCATCAACGCCAAATTCCGCGACTTGAAACTGCAGGGCTACATCATCGACGGCCACGCCTGGTATGACGAGCAGTACAACGACAAGACGGGGCTGAAAGACGGCAAGCTGGCCATCGATTACGACTACACGCCCGTGCCGCCGCTGGAAAACCTGAAATTCCAGCAGCGCATCACCGACCGTTACCTGGCCGACTTCGCCTCGCGTATCGCGGCTTAACCATCCCCGTGCCCGCCGCGTGCGGGTGCCACTGACCATTGGAGAACACTATGGGCATGCCCCACAAACTCAAGCAATTCAACGTATTTCAAAACGGCGTCCTGTTCATGGGCATGGTGCCCGAAGTCACCTTGCCCAAGCTCAGCCGCAAGATGGAAGAGTACCGCGCCGGAGGCATGAGCGGCCCTGTGTCTGTGGACTTCGGCAATGAGGCGCTGTCGCTGGAATGGAGCGCCGGCGGCCTGATCGCCGAAGCCCTGAAACAGTACGGCGCGCATACGCACGGCGCCGTGCAACTGCGCTTTGCCGGCGCGTACCAGAACGACGATGACGGCAGCGTCGCCGCCGTCGAGGTCGTCGTGCGCGGCCGTTACAAGGAAATCGACATGGGCGCGGCCAAGATGGGCGACGACACGACCCACAAATATACGATGGCCTGCAGCTATTACAAGCTGATGATCGACGGCGCCACCGTCATCGAACTGGACTTCATGAGCGGCACCGAGAACTTCGGCGGCGGCGACACGAATGCGGCCATCCGCAAGGCCATCGGCCTGTAACCGTTTTACTTTTCACCACCACCCAACAAGGACAACACCATGAACAACGATACCCAAAACCAAGCCGTCATCGAACTGGACGAGCCGATCAAGCGCGGCGACACCTTCATCAACTCGCTGACCGTGCGCAAGCCCAAGGCGGGCGCCCTGCGCGGCATTTCCCTGATCGAGCTGGCCAACCTGAACGTGTCGGCCCTGCAGATCGTGCTGCCGCGCATCACCGAGCCGACCTTGACCGCACACGACATCGCCAACATGGACCCGGCCGACCTGCTGGCCGTGGGCGTCGAGGTTGCCGGTTTTTTGGCGAGCAGAGTCGATCGCCTTTCGGTATCCCCGGCGAAGTAGAAGACGCCATGGCCGACATTGCCGGCGTCTTCCACTGGACGCCGGCAGCGATGGACGGCTTTACGATTGATGAACTGATGGCCTGGCGCGAACGCGCCCGGCAGCGAAGCGGAGCGGAATAGATGGCTGGTCGGGATTTGAGGTTACAGGTAGTGTTTGCAGCGCTGGACAAAATCACCGGCCCGCTGAAAAAAATCATGGGCGGGTCCAGCGAGACGGCGAAGGCATTGAAGGCCACCAGCGACCGCTTGCGCGAGCTGAATACCCAGCAGAGAAACCTGGGGAAATTCCGCGAACTGCATAGCGGTATTCGAACAACGGGGGTTGAGCTGAAAGAAGCTCAAAAGAAAGTAAAAGAGCTGGCCGCAAGCATAAAACAGACCGAGTCTCCTACACGCGCCATGACGCGTGATTTGAAGGCGGCGACGAAGGTCACGCAGGCCTTGACGCTGAAAGGCCGAGAACAGAGCCAGCAATTCCGCGTCCTGCGCAACAGCCTCAAAGAGGCCGGCATCGACACGCGCCAACTGGGCAAGGCCCAGGAGTGGCTTAAGAACAGTATTCAATTGACCAACGTCGAGCTGGCCTCGCAACAAAAGCGCCTGGCCCCCTCCGCCGCCAAACAGCAGCGCGTCACCAACGCCACCCAGCACGCCGACAAGCTACGCAGCAAAGCGGGCAGCATTGCCACGGCCGGCGCTGGCGCGACAGCGGCCGGCGCAGTCATGGCCATGCCCGTGGCCAAAGGGCTGAATGAGGCGAAGCATTACCAGCTGGAAAAGGCCCGCGTGAATGCCTTGGGCCTGGGGCCGAAAACCAGCGAGCAGGCCATCCAGTTCGCCAAAAACATGAAAACCTACGGCACCAGCCAGAATGAAAACCTGGAACTGGTGCGCGACGCGATGTCGATCTTTGGCGATCTGCACCACGCGGAAATGGTCGCGCCCACCCTGGCCAAGATGAAGTTTGCCAACAAGGCTTTCTTTGGCAAGGAATCTGGCGAAGAGAACGAGCGCATCTTCATGGACTTGCTCAAAGTCATCGAACAGCGCGGCGGCACGGCCAGTTCGGAGAAATTCCACGACCAGGCGAACATGATGCAAAAGGTCATCACGGCCACGGGCGGACGCGTGGGCCCGACGGAATGGCTGAACTTCATCAAGACGGGCGGCATCGCCGCCAAGATCATGGACGACAAGCAGTTCTATTACCAGATGGAACCGCTGGTGCAGGAAGTCGGCGGCCACCGTGCCGGCACGGCCCTGATGTCCGGCTATACGAACTTGTACCAGGGGCGCACCACGAAACGCGCCGTCAGCAACATGGAAAAACTGGGGCTGATTAAAGATCGAGGTCAGGTCAAGCACGACAAAGTGGCGCAAAGTGCCACCCTTGGCCCTGGCGCCCTGCTGGGCAGTGACATTTTCCGACGCAGCCAGTTTGAGTGGCTGGAGCAGGTGCTGTTGCCACAACTGGAAAAGAAAGGCATTACGGATCCCAAACAAATTGAGGACACCATCGGCAGTTTGTTTTCAAACCGCACGGCCGGCAATCAGTTTTTGGACATGTTCCGGCAGCGCATCCAGATGCACAAGAATGCCAAGCTGAACGCAGGCGCGTACGACATCGAGCAGATTTATGACCTGGGCAAGCAGCAGGCCGGCGGCGCCGAACTGGAAGCGACGGCCAGGCTGGCCAACCTGAAACTGACCATGGGCGAAAAAATCCTGCCGCTGTATGCACAGGGGCTGGAACTGGCGATCAGCGCCATTACACGCCTGAATGGCTTCATGGAGCGCAACCCGACCTTGGCCAAGGTCATGATCGCCGGTTTTGCTGTCCTCGCCGGCCTGCTGCTGGTGCTCGGCCCGCTGATGCTGGGCATCGCCGCCCTGATCGGCCCGTATGCCATGCTGCACGTCATGTTCGCCAAGATGGGCGTGACGGGCGGCGTGCTCACGCCCATCCTGCGCAACCTGGGCGGCGCCTTCATGTGGGCGGGCCGCGCCGTGCTGTGGCTGGGGCGGGCTCTTCTGATGAACCCGATTGGCATCGCCGTCACGGTCATTGCCGGCGCCGCCTTCCTGATCTACAAATACTGGGAGCCGATCAAGGCTTTCTTCGGCGGCCTGTGGTCGGACGTTAAGGCGGCGTTTGCCGGCGGCTTTACCGGCATCAACAGCCTGATCGCCGACTGGTCACCGTTGGGTCTGTTCTATCGCGCCTTCGCGGGCGTGCTGGGCTGGTTCGGCATCGCGCTGCCGGCCAAATTCACCGACTTTGCCGCCAACATCCGGCACAGCCTTGTCGAGGGACTGGCGCCGCTGACAGGCTTCATCGCCAGCCTGTGGTCGCAGCTGAAAACCACCTTCAGCGGCGGCATGGCCGGTATCAGCGCCCTGATTATCAACTGGTCGCCGGTCGGCGTGTTTTACCAGGCCTTCGCGGGCGTCATGAGCTGGTTCGGCATCCAGCTGCCGGCCCAGTTCACCGAGTTCGGCGCCAACATCCTGCGCGGCCTGGTCAACGGCATCACCGGTTCCATGGGCGCCGTCAAGGACGCCATCAGCAATGCCGGTTCCAGCACCATTGCCTGGTTCAAGGAAAAGCTGGGCATCCACAGCCCGAGCCGCGTGTTTGCCCAGTTGGGCGACTACACCATGCAGGGCTTGGCCGTGGGCCTGGACCGCAGCGAGGGCGCGCCGATTGCCAAGGTATCGGGCCTGGCGCAGCGCTTAACGCAACTGGGCGCCGGCATCGCCATCGGCACGGCCACCTCCCTGCCGGCCAGCGCCTTTGACACGCGCGCCGCACTGTCCCAGGGAGGATTTGGCGCTGGCATGACGATTCAGGGAGACAAAATCGAAATCACTTTCAACGTGCAGGCCGGCACCGATCCCCAGGCCATCGCGCGTGCCGTGTATGCGGCCATGGAACAGCGCGACCGCGAGAAGGCGGCACGCATCCGCTCGTCCCTGCGCGACCACGATTAAGAAGGAAACACCACCATGATGATGATTTTAGGAATGTTCGTGTTCAGTCTGCCGACCTTGGCCTATCACGAGCTGCAGCGGCAAACGGAATGGAAGCACGCCAGCACGGCGCGTGTGGGTCTGCGCGATGCGCACCAGTACGTAGGGCCCGGCGACGACACCATCACCCTGTCGGGCTGGGTGGCGCCGGAACTGACCGGCTCCCTGTACTCGCTCGATGCCCTGCGCATGATGGCCGACACCGGTAAATCGTGGATTTTGATCCAGGGCACCGGCCGCATTCTCGGCTCGTACCGCATCACGAGCATGACCGAAGGGCGCACCATCCTGGACGGCAGCGGCGGCGCGCGCCGCGTCGAGTTCTCGATTGCGCTCAAGCGCGACGACGACGGCGTGCTGGCCATGGTCGGCCTGGGCGACATCGGCGACCTGAAAAACATGCTCAGCATCGATGGCATGACCAGCAGCATTGCGGGCGCGGCCAAGAATGCCGTGGGCAGCGTAGTGGGCAATGTCGTCGGCGGCATCACGTCGAAATACGGCGGCGTGGTCAGCGAAATGAAAGACAAGATCGGCGGCAGCATCAGCGGCGCCATCGGCAGCGCGGCGGACAAGTTCAAATGAGTACCAATATCCCCGCATTCAAGGTCAGCATCGAGGACAAGGATTTGACGGCCATCGTTTCGCCGCGGCTGATCAATCTGACCTTGACCCTGTGCCGTGGCGACGAGAGCGACCAGCTCGATATCTCCCTGGATGACAGCGACGGCAAGCTGGCCATGCCGCCGCGCGGCGCGCAGATCGCCCTGGCGCTGGGCTGGCAATCATCCGGCCTGGTGGACATGGGCAAATTCACCGTCGACGAGGTGGAGCACAGCGGCGCGCCCGACACCATCACCCTGCGCGCCAGGTCGGCCAACCTGATCGACACCTTCAAACAGCAGCAGGAACACAGCTTTCACAAGACCACCCTGGGCGCCATCATCGAGGCCATCGCCTTTCGCAACGAGCTGGCGTCGGGCGTGTCGGCGCGCCTGCGCGATACCGCCATCGAACACATTGACCAGACCCACGAAAGCGATGCGGCCTTCCTGCGCCGGCTGGGCAGGAAATACGACGCGGTGGCCACCGTCAAGAATGACACCTTGCTCTTCATCCCCATCAACCAGAGCCGCACGGCCAGCGGAAAGGCGCTGCCCGTCATCCCCATCACGCGCGCCCTGGGCGACGGCCACCGCTACCACAGCGCCGAAAGCGATGCCTACACAGGCGTGCGCGCCTTCTGGTACGACGAACGCTACGCGCGCCGCCGCAGCGTCGTAGCCGGCGTGCCCGGCAACAGCAAGCGCCTGCGCACAACCTTCGCCAACGAAACCGACGCGCGCGCGGCGGCCGTGGCCGAATGGCAGCGCATCCTGCGCGGCCTGGCCACCTTTGAAATGAGCCTGGCCCTGGGCAACCCGGCGGTGTTCCCGCAATCGCCCGTAACCGTGCAAGGATTCAAGCCCGAGATCGACGCCACCGACTGGCTATCGGTCAAGGTCACGCACAACCTGGGCGGCAACGGCTTTACCACGCGGGTGGAATTTGAAACCAAGACGGAAGCGGTCGAGGCCGAGCGCGAGGAAGAGAAAGACCCGGACGAAGGCATCACGGGCGTGGTGGCCAAGTGGAAGGACGTGGCGGCGAAGAAGAAAAAAACAGGCCAGGAGCAGGCTGGCGCTACTGGCACGCTTAAGATACTGGAACATGCTTACCAGAGCAAGCAGGCCGCCAAGCGGGCGGCGCTGCATGCGTGGCGGCACATTGAGGAAGTGCGAGCAATCATTCGTGAAAACAGGGAGGAACCTATCGGGTATACGTAAGCAGTAACCAACGCAGAAGCAACAGGGAAAGGCATCATTTGTGTAAGCTCGGCAGCCGATTTCGCCCAGTAGACGGAATTTTCCCTTATCGCTGCACTGAAGCAGCTTTCCAAATTTCAGAATTAATTATCCATTCAAATATTCTATAATCATTGATTTAAGATTTTGAAAAAAAATGAACATCCCATTTGTACATACAGCTTGGTAAAATCAGTTCTTCCAGAACCTGTAAAAAAATATACGCTTCTACTTTTTATTTACCCCTAAGGTTGGAATTACCAATTCTTTTATGACTTTCTCGGCTTGATCAATCTGATCGGCTGAAGGCAATGGATCAAGTTCGGCTTCAATTAAATCTATTTCATTCATCCATTCGAAATACTCTTCGTCAGTGAAATTTTTAGCAAATTTTCCTTGCTTTTTTTCAATAAAAGATATCATCTTTTCAGTTAGTACTCTTGCACCCTCACCAAGTTCCAATTCTGAGTAATCATCAAAAATATCTTTCTCATATTCATCGTTTGCCGCCTGCTTTAAATAACGACTTAAATAATAAAATGCTGATCGAGCCTCTGATAAAGAATATCCTGAAATTACAGACCTAAGTTCATTCATTTTAACCAATCCTTATTATATCGAATGCTGATTGAGGTAAATCGGATAATATATACTCATATGACATTGGATTCGCACGATCTTTAACGTCAACTTTCTTATAAAATGGCACGGCCTCCAAACGCGATATAACACAAAACAATGGCTTAAATTGTTGATCTGTCGCTCGTTTAGAAATGGTGACAATTTCATCATGAGTCTCCTGTGTTATTTTCCCCAATCTCAACATAATTCCTGCACCATTTCTAATGCCACGACGATTTAGTTTTATTTTTGTGTTGTGCAAATCTGCCCCGGAAATTTCCTTTTGCAACATATTGTAGATTTCAAGCGGAGAAGAGCTTGGAGGAACAGTAAAGTGCGGTGACTGAAAGTCTGACCCGAAATAAGGCGTGCACCACATGTAATGCTTGTCTTTGTAGTATTTTTTATTAATATTGTACGCTAATGCAGTCATGGTTGAATACAAAATAGGATTTTGTATATCGTTAATAGACATTGTTTCTCCACATTGATTATTTCATTAAATCGGACGCACTTGCTATTTTAATTTTTTCGACAACTAATTATTTTTTATATATAATCCACTAAACCAAGAAGATTTTTCCTATCATCGGCAATAAATGAGATTTCCATATTCGTCGCGGCATTTATTTATCAATCAAACATAAAGCATTTTGTATAGTAAAATTAAAATTTAAAGCTGGTCCATTAACGCCATCTTGGTGTTTATAATAAGATCGACGTCGTGTTCTGCCCTAACGTCTATTTACTCAAATCTAAAAGCATTGGCAGCTTATACAAGCCAGCTTGTGCTCCGGTAAGTAAAACGATTGCGAAGGTCAACAAAAGCATTCGTCGCTGAATTTTTACATTCTCTGTATGCTTCCTCTCCTGCTCTTCATAGATTTCAATCGCCTTAAGGGCTTCCCCAGTAAGTTCGTACTTGTAGTTTTCACGCCGCAGTTCACCTGTATCGACAAGTGAATCGAGGTAAAAGTTAACTCGCCGTAGCTGCGAATCCTTATCCGGATGAAGTACCCACTTGAGAGAGTATAGGCCGGTCATCAAATCAATGCCACCGGAGATCGGAGCACCTTCGAGTCGACGCTCAACTAAAAATTTTAAAAGTTCAATTCTCTGCCGCGTAAAGAGTTTCTTTTTATTGAAAAAGTATTGATCGACGGCGTTAATGGTACGTATGAAGTGAATCTTGAGATAAGGTAAAAATAGTGTCCGTCCGATGGAAAAGTCAAGTATGCCTCTATACTGCACTTCGCTGTATCCATAGAAATGTGTGATCGAAACATCCTTCGCGTCGACGGAACTGAGCGGAACAGTAACCGGTTTATCGAAAGATTGTCCAGACCATTCATGGCATTCTAGGTTGTCGCCAGACAAACTTCGCACGAGCAGATACGGCTTCTCTATCTTGTCGATATAAATGATAAAGCACTTAACCTGCGCTCCGCCAGGGCTAGATCGAGTAATTAATTGCGGGCAAGGACAATGCAGGGCTTTCGCAAAGAATTTCCTCGCTAGAAACAGCTCAAATGAATTCACAATTATTACCTGTTATCAAGTACTGCTAGTGGCAACAATTACCTATTTCTGCGACATTACTATATCACGAAGTTTTTTTATTATTTCATTACGGCCATCAGTATAATCCTTTGCAGTTGAATAGTTTGGCGCAAAGATATCGAGAGCATAACTAAATTCTGCTGCAGATGATAAACCAGAAACAAATTCCCCCAAGGTCTCCCTATAGGGTCTAAATTGAGTGGCATAATTTATCAACTCCGGCAGTGTGATATTTTTCTTAACTATAACGTCAAATAGATTTTGAGTCATTACGTCATGAGTGGAATTTTCCGGATAAAAGAAAGCAAGCAACTCCTTCAAAGTATCTAAATTTAACTCTAATGTTGAATCAAACTTTCCCTCCTTAGAAGCTTTCAATGCGATTTCATGGCGGTATGTGTTTACGTCGGCTACTAAACTCTGAAATTGATCATCCGCCTCCTCTACCTTTGCCGAGAGTAGAAAAAGTTTTCGCTGGAGATCACGAGGAACTTGAACATTCGACTTATACTGAAGTTTATGTTCAATTTCAGCCCATGCATGCATAAAAACAGTACGCAGTTGGACTTCAACAGTGACATCGTTCAATCCTCGATAATTTGGCGTTTTAGCCCAAGACTTTGGAGTCCTAAGCAAAAGATGATGTGATCTATAGCCAAACTCATTAGCTTTAAGCAAGTCGGACTTATCAGAACTTTCCAGTATATAAAATTCCTTGGATAGCAAATTCTTAACCACATCCACATCTTTTGGAAAATACAAAACCACTCTAATTCCTACAAAATCTGTTGCTTGACTAAAAGGAGAATCATAATTCTTCCGTTCAATCTTCTCTTGAAATGATTCAAAAGTTTTCACTCTAGATAAAACCGTAAGAAATGGAATTCCAGCTTCTTCGATCAATAATTCAATAGCATCCCGAATGTTCTTGGAGGCTCTTATATATGTGGGAAGTCTCTTGTCATATTCCAAACGCAACGTTGTTCCACTCATACAATAACTTCCTCCTACAATTCTCATTAATTAGGTGAATATTTATTTTTTATAAATATTCAAAATTCAGATCCGTTACAGCAGAAGACGTAAAGTTACCGGAATAAAAATAATATATTCGTAGCGCGCCTTAACTTAATTGCGACTCAATCCAGTTGGCTGTAGTATCCCGAACAGAAGAACACTTACACCTTATACCTGGCGTCGTTTCGATGATAATGCCGGTCGTGTATGCTTTGCCATCGTAAAAGCATGTATTTCTGAGTGCCCAACCAAATGAAGTGACATTAGCGCCGCATATGTAAAGTGGCCAATACCATGCAAAAGCGTACACGACAAGGGAAATAAAATTCCATTTTATGGCGCACCTTAGTCGTGACAACTTCCCGACTCTCGGCAAAGCACGCCGCTCACTTTTTTTTACGGCCGACGTGGATTGTCTGGGGAGCAGTTATGTTCCCATGAATCTGCTGACCAATCTCACCATGAACGATGACCTGCGTGTGCCGTTCACCAGACTTGGTAACTGGGCTTGCTGGCGCGTCAGAAATTCCTTCCACAACACCAAGTACACGGGCTTTCCCCCGCAAATCTAAGCGCCGATAACCCACCAACAACTCGTTCTCATCATCAGTTAAAGAGTTGCTGGCTGGCACTCCAAGCATTACATACGCGATGTCAACACCTATACCTGCCAAGGCAACCATATAGCCTGCATCGGGTAAGGTCTTTCCTTGCTCATAGTTAATCTGAGCGAGTTTCTTCACGCCACCAATTGCCGCGAACGCTTCTTGTGTAAGGCCCAGGCGTGTTCTCTCCTGCCTTAATCTATCACCAAAAATATTTTTATCCATACATCTATATTGACAAGTATGTTTTAACATACTATAGTTACGCCATCCTGTAGCGATTACACATCATAACATTATGAAAAACGTATCCATAGCGAGGCGGACTGCCAAGGGCATTACTACCAACCCCCTCGGCGTCCGTCTAACATCCAGCGAAGTGGATGAAGTCGAATACTACGCAAAGAAACTCGAACGTTCCCGTGCCTGGTTTCTTCGCTTTCTGATCCTACGCGGCCTTGCCGACTACAAACGCGAACTAGCCTCCAAACCCACCCACTAAGGACAACGTCATGTACCCCGATGCAAAACGTATCCGCAGCCATCGCGTCATGCTGCGCCTGGACGATTACGAGCACCAGCTCGTTTCCTCGATCGCCAACTACCAGGGCGAAGAGCTTGCGGTACTGGTGCGCCAGATCGTGATGCGTGAAGCTCTGGCCGTGATCGCCCTGGATGACGCCACCATCGACAGCGTACAGCGTCGCAGCGTTTAAACCGAGTCACTTTTGAGCAACTCTAAAGTTACAGAAAATGCCAGACCATCAAATTAACCTCAATGACGAAGAGCGCGCGGTTCTGGAACTCGTGCGCCAGCGCCAGGGGCTGGCAAGTATCGATCAGGCGGCCGAATGGCTCGTCAAGTCGCGCTTACGCATACAGTCGAAAAACATGACAGGTCGCGGTCGCGCCCTGTACCAAGTGGAAAGAAAGCTGAAATGAGAGTCATCGGCCTGCCCTGCCCGCATTGCGAAAACACCGTCCGCGCCGTCAAAAGCCGCACGATGTCCGCCATGTTCAAGGAAATCACCTACATGTGCCAGAACCCCGACTGCGGGCACTCCTTCGTGGCCGGCCTGGAAGTGCTGCGCACCCTCTCGCTGTCCGCCATGCCCAAGCCGGATATCCGCATCCCAATGTCCCAGCATGCGCGCGCGGCAGCCACCAGCCAGCTGGCCCTCGATCTGACGGCGGGCTGCTGATGACTATCCCGATCCTCGCGCCGCCGTAACCCGGCCGCTGTAACGCCCCTCGTTTGCTGTGCCCTGCAGCGCTCCCTTTTGAGCGTGCGGGATTCGTTCAACCTGAAATAAGGAAAACCGATGGAAAACACGCTGCACGCCACCAGTCACGCCGACCAATCCATGGCATCAAGCACGATCCGCCCGACCTTGCAAAATTGTATTGTCCCCGTGGCGCCGACGTGTTTTCTGCTGCAAGCCAGCGCAGGCATCGGCATCGCGGCGCTGACCGCCCACATCCATGAGATTGCCAAGACCTATCACGCCTACGGCGCTGCCAATCTGACCTTCATCGTCAGCGATGCGCAGGCACTAGAGCGTGACGGCTTTTTCGCGCCAGCCAAGCAGCGCGCCCTAGTCGGCAAGCTGCCCATCGAGGTGAACTACATTTTCGCCAACGAAGCGGGTTCCCGCCACTGCTGCGGCGCATCGCACACGCTCCCGTACTGGGCAGAACATTTTCTCAAGCCAGGGGCACGCTGATGCTGCGCCTGGCCAAAACCTGCGGCATCTGGCTGCTGTCGCTCCTGATCGTCATTACCCCTGACGTGCTGCGGGCCATCGGCGCCATCAAGGACTGAACCATGCCGGCGTCCCTTATCGACAATCACCTGTCGTTCCAGCCTGCCGCCCAGATTCTGGCAGCGCGCGACAAGGACATGCCGACGCCACCAGGCGCTGGGCATGCGCTGGCCGCCATCGCCGAAGCCAAGGCCCAGCTACGCAGCATCAAGCCGCGCAACCTGGCGCCCTTCATGGCTCAGGCCTGGGGATTGTCGCCGCGCGGCGCGCGCCGCTCCGTGCTGATCGCCGCCGGCATGGTCGCCGACCGCAGGGAATCGCCCATCCATTCATTTACCGAGGAAGAGCGCATCGAACTACGCGCCGCCACCTCAGCCGCTATCCGTGTGTACGAAAGACTGTTGAATGCAATCTAAACAAATCCTGCTGCCTGACGCCCAGCGTCACGAAGCCTTCTTGCGATCCGCCCAGTTCGCGCCCGAGCTGGCCCGCATTCCGTTCAAGTGGCGCAACCGCGTCATCAACGCGGCCATGGCCAAGATGGCCTGGTCGTCCTGGTACAAAGTCTATGAGTCCGTCGCCACCAGCTTTGTGCGCGAGTTCGCCGAGCATTACGTGCCGGCCGGCGTTGACCTGTCGCAGAGCGATGCCGACATCGTGGCCACCGCCGAGCGCGCGGCGGCCGGCGTCACCAAAATGCTGTGGATGGCAGTGTCCGACACGCACGCCCTGCAGATCATGGAAGACGAATGCGCCTCGTATGGCATCGAGCTGCCTGAGTTCGACACGATGACCGACACCATCGCCCGCCTGGTGGATGCGCGCTGGTGGCGCCGTCAACTGCGCAAGCGCGTCAAGCGCGCCTTTGAGGCGGGCAATATCCGCCTGGGCTATGTGAACTATCGCGGCGAGCCCTACGCCAGCAACGATGCCGTGCTGTCTCGCCTGGCGCAAAACCGCCGCAACGCGGCAGCGCTGGCGGCCACCTTGGTACAAAACGAAAACGGCCAGCAATTCAGCATCGCCGAGCTGGCCGAGAAAACGACGGCGAATAAAGCCATCCGGCGCGGCGAGCTGATGTTGCGCATCAACGGCTTTGAACAGATCGCCCGCGAATCCGGTGACCAGGGCATTTTCATCACCTGGACGTGCCCATCGCGCTTTCACGCCATGCAGCACAGCGGCAAGCCCAACGACAAGTTCGACGGCTCCACGCCGCGCGAGGCGAATGCCTACCTGGGCAAGATGACTTCCCTGTGCCGTTCCGCGCTGGCGCGCCGTGGCATAGGCCTGTACGGCTTTCGCATCGCCGAACCGCACCACGACGGCTGCCCGCATTGGCATCTGCTGCTGTTCGTGCGCCCCACCGCGAAATACAAGACGGCCCACCTGCAGGACGTGGCCGGCCGCGCCATCCGCATCATGAAGCGCTACGCCTGGCGCGTGGACCGTGGCGAACCGGGCGCCTTCGCGCGCCGCCTGGACGTGAAACGCATTGACTGGGCCAAGGGCAGCGCCGCCGGCTATATCGCCAAGTACGTGGCCAAGAACATCGACGGCGTGGCCGAGCACAAGACAAAAGAAGGCTATGTCGTCACGGCCGACACCGAAGGCGATGTCGAGCTGACGCCATCGGCGCGCGTCGAGTCCTGGGCCGCCTGCTGGGGCATCCGCCAATTCCAGCAATGGGGCGGCGCGCCCGTCACCGTCTGGCGCGAACTGCGCCGCATCGAGGAAAGTATGCTCAACGAGGCGCCGGCCGCCATGCGCCGCGCCTGGGACGCCGTGCAAAAGATCGACGGCGAAAAACGCGCCTGCTGGGCTGAATACCTGCGCGCCCAAGGCGGCGCCCTGGTGCCGCGCAAGGAACTGGTCGTCACGCTGGCCAAGGATGAAAAAACCGTCATCGGCCGCTACGGTGAAACGCTGCGCACCACGCCCTACGGCGTGCGCTGCAGTGATCTGATTGGCGTGGTCTTCAAGTCCGTACGCCATACATGGACGCCCGTACAGGCCACAGGCGCTCGCGCGGTGGCTGTGGGGGTTGCCGTTCCTCGGACTCGTGTAAATAACTGTACGCACCCCGTTGGCCCTGCCCCGGCCGCGCCGCCAGCGGCGCCTATCCCTGACCTGCCTGACGAGGCAAAAACAGCCGTGATTGCCGCCTGGGCGGCGGTCAACGCCTGCCCATGGCCCCGGCTGATCGTTCCCGATACCTCACCCCATGAAGGAGATGGCACATGAGCACCTTTGCCGTGACCGTTCGCACGCAAACCGAACGCTTTGAATACGCCGCGATTGCCGCTTCCAGCGGCGACGCGATCCAGGCCGCCCTCGACCACTTCGGCGTGTGCGGCGTTACCGCCAAACTGAAAGGAGCACCGCAATGCTGAACACCCTGACCGATTCACCGCGGCAAATCGCCTTGGGCGACCGCGTGACATTCGATACCGACGAAGGCTACCAGGCACGGATCGCCGACGAGTTGCGGATTTTGCACGAAAAGCGGCGTATTGCACTGGACCACAAGGACGACCTCTTAGAGCAAATGGTGACCCAGCTTTGTGGAATACGGAAAACTGGCGTGTTCCAGGCAGATGTGTCTGCCGCACATGCAGACCTCCTTGAAATCGATGCCACCTTGAATATTCTGTACGCCAAAAAGCTGAAAGGAAGCCTGCAATGCTGAACACCCTGACCAATTCACCGCAGCAAATCGCCCTGGGCGACCGCGTGACATTCGATACCGACGAAGGCTACCAGGCCGGCATCGTCAACGACCTGCGCCGCGACGCGGGCAATGGCGAGCTGCACGCGTGGGTCGAGCTGGACCACCAGTGGCCGGGCATGTTCCGCGCCGTGCCGCTGACGGCCATTGTTTCCAGCCACGCTGCCCTGTTGGTGGCCGCATGAACGATACCGCCACGCTCGACATGTTCCCGCCAGAGGTCCGCGCATCGCGCAAACCAATCACCAGCGCAGATCGTGAGGCTGCACGCGTGCTGCGCGCACAGAAGCTGGCTGAGAAACACGAGGCGAAGCGCTGGGTAGTGGTAGAGAACCCGGGAACAGTGGACGAATACGTTTGGGACCATTGCAGGTGCGGCACATACCACGAGGCATTTCGAATGGGCGGTGATTGCGGAGTGAGATTCGATGTGATGTTCAGACTGCCAGACGGCAGTTTGACCACGGAGTTTTAAGCCATGAACAAAACCACCTACAAAAAATCCTTCCAAGCGAAGCTGACTAGCGAAGAAATGCGCCTTGACGCGCTAGTTATGGCCGGGAGTCAGCCAGGCGACATTGCACGCGTCTGGAAGTACCGTGGCGGCGTCACCGTAGAGCGCGGCGGCATGGTCGTGCTGAGTGTAAGTCGTGCGCAGATCGGACTGAACATGGCATTGCCAGGGTGAAGTGCAGCCCGCAAAAAAAGACGAGAGTATCCCCGCATGATGAGCTACCTGAACGAGCAATATTTCCACGAGTTGGTCTGCATGAGTGACAAGCAACGAAGAAAGCTGTTTTTCGGCCAATTTAATCAATCAACTGAAGCACAAACAAACCATATGGACCAATACAAAGAATTCTGCCGGCTGCGCGACTACCGCAAACCTGGCATCGAAGTACCGCACTACACGGAGGCGGAGGCGTTCGCACTGGCGGCCCAAAACAAAGCCAGCCATGCAGAACCAGTCCAGCACAAGAAAAAACCAACCCACGAAAGGTAAAAACCAATGAATGAAGACCGAATCATCTACCGCCAGGACTTATACAAAATGCTGGGTGTCACTTCGGAGACGCTGCGCAGATGGGTCAAGGATAACAAGCTGCCGCCAGCGGACGTTGCCATAACCCAGCGCACGCTGGGATGGCGCCTTTCAACACTCCAAGCCGCTGGGATCAGGCTGCTTTAACAGCCAGTCAGCGAAAGCCTGAAGCATCACGCGGCGCTGCTTCAGGTATTCCGCCGAGTTGTAGACCCCGCGCACGCCGCCATCCTTGTGCGCGAGCTGCACCTCGACGTGGTCCGAGTTGTATTCGTGCTCGTTGGCCCAGGTGGAACCTACCTTGCGCCAGCCGTGGCCCGTCATCTTGCCCTTGAAGCCGATACGGTGAATGAGGTAAAGAATCGCATTTTCACTCATGGGGCGGCTGCCGCCCCGGTCGTTCGGGAAAACGTAGTTGCTGCCCCGCGAACGCAGTTTCATTTCCGCCAGCAGGGCCAGCGCCTGGGAAGACAGCGGCACCAGGTGCTCGCGGCCCTTCTTCATGCGCTTGCCCGGTATCCGCCAGACATCGCCCTCAACTTCCCCCCAGGTCATGCGCCGCAGCTCGTCCGTGCGCGTCCACGTCAACGCCAACAGCTTGCAGGCCAGCACAGACTGAATTTCATCTTCCAGGTCCAGGCGCTCCATGAACGGATGCACCTCGGCCAATGCCAGTGCGGCGAACCCTTCGCGCGGCTTGCGGGAAAAGGCGACCTTCGAATTGATGTTCGATGCGGGGTTCTCTTCGCAGTGGCCATGCTGGATGGACCAGTCGAGCACCTGGCCCACCCACATGCGCACGCGCCGGACGTAGACGGACAGGCCGGCGGCATCCATCGGGCGCAGCGCGGCCATCAAGTCTTCCTTGGTAATTTCACGCACGGTTTTCGCGCCCAGCGTCGGCGAGATGTACATGGCCAGCGCGCGCAGTGCATTTGCCTTGTAGCCGGCGCTGATGTCCGTGCGTCCCGCCCAGTAGGTATCGATGGCGGCATCAAGAGTAATGGATGGGCTGCTTGCCTTGCGCTTCGGCTTGAGGTCGTCGCCGTCGATCAGTTTCAACCGCAAAACGTCCCGGCGCTCGCGCGCTTCCTTGAGGCCGATCAGGGGATACGGGCCGATGACGGCAGTTTGCTGCTTGCCCTCGTCGTTACGATAGGCCATGCGCCAAACCTTGTTTCCGCTTGGCAGGACGGCCAGCATCAGGCCGTGGCCATCGAAGAGCTTGCGCAGCTTGCCGTCGTTCGGCGTGGCGCGGCGGCAGTCTGCATCGGTAAGCGTATTGATGGCCAT